CGTACTACAAGACATCCTACGAGGAGATCCCGGGGTCGTTCTGGGGCAACTCGGTCGCCGACCTGATCCGCGACCCGCAGCAGATGTGCAACGCATCTGCTCGAGCGATCGTGAACAACATGGGCATCGCCTCCGGCCCCCAGGTGGCGATCAATGTAGACCGCCTGGCGCCTGGCGAGGAGCTCACCACCCTGACCCCGTGGCGGATCTGGCAGCTGACCAACGATCCAACCGGGACGTCGGCCAAGCCGATCGAGTTCTACCAGCCGGACAGCCGCGTGGCCGAGCTCATGGCGATCTTCGAGAAATTCAACCAGATGGCAGACGAGTACTCGGGCCTGCCCCGGTACATGGCTGGCTCACCTACCGCCGGCGTCGGTCGCACAGCGAGCGGTCTGTCGATGCTGATGGGCAACGCGAGCAAGGCGATCAAACAGGTAGTCGCTAACGTCGACACGCGGGTTATGACCCCCCTGATCGAGCGGCTCTACAACCACAACATGATCTACAGCGACGACCCCGAGCTCAAGGGCGACGTCCAGATTGTGGCCCGCGGCGCAGCCAGCCTGGTCAACAAGGACACCGCCCAGGTCCGCCGGAACGAGTTCCTGCAGGCCACCGCGAACCCGATCGACCTGCAGATCGTCGGCGTGAATGGCCGCGCAGAGCTGCTGCGTGAGGCCGCCAAGAACCTCGATATGAATCCCGACAAGATCGTACCTCCGATGCCGATCCTCCAGCAGAAGCTGCTCATGAACCAGATGGCTCAGCAGGGCGGCAAGCCTGGTCTCCCGGCCCCACCGGCCAGGCAGCAGGGATCTGGCCAGGAACTGATGGACGGCGCCGCCCAGACAGACAACTTCACGCCTCCGGCCCAGTGAAGACCTGTCGAGGGTGCGGCGAAGCGCAGCCGCCGGAGAACTTCCCGATTCACACCGGCACTCGCCGCCGCCCCCGGTGCCACGACTGCCACGCGGCCTACATGAAGGACGTACGGACCCGGTGGTATAGCCGGCACGGGCACCGCAAGCGGGAAGCATCGCGGCGATGGCGGGCAGAAAACCCCCACAAGAAACGGGCGGAGTGCGCTGCCTACCGCGCCAATAAGCGTCGCCGATCGGCCACGCTGACGCAAGAGATGAGGCGGGAGATCACTCAGCTCTATGCTCGCGCGCGCGAGCTCACGCGCGTGTCCGGAGAGCCGCACCACGTCGACCACATCATCCCCCTGCATCACCCGCTCGTGTGCGGTCTGCACGTGCCGCATAACCTCCAGGTGATCCCCCGTCGGCTAAATATGAAGAAGCGGAATACTATTTCGCTTGACCTGCTAACATGCTCACACCTATTTTATAGACATGCTAACGAAACCTGACCGTGCAGCGGTCAAAGCCCTCACCCGGCTCGGAGCGCTGCCAGACTGGGCCGAGTTCAGCAAAATGCTGGATAAGGAGCTTGAGGCCACCCACCAGCATCTGGTTCTGAGCCACGACCCCGTGAAACTCCACCAGATGCAAGGACGAGCCCAGATCCTCCAGGAACTCCAGGCGGCGGCGCGCGAGGCGCCGGCGCTGCTGGAAAAGCTAAGAGATTCATCTCTGTAGCTTCATCCCACCCGCAGACCGTGAGACGTCGCGAGGGTCACCCCACCACAGGTCCCGCAAGTACGTAGTCGGAGCAGGAGCAGACCATGAGTCTACCGAAGCAAGTTCAGAAGTTGGCCGAAGAGGCCGATGCCCTGGAAAAACAGCTCTACGAGCAGGAACCAGGGGCCGAAGTCATCGAAGCCGAACCTGAACAAGTTGAGGAACAACCAGCCCCTGAGCCGGAAGAGATCCCGGCAGAGGAGCCGGTGGCCGAGATACCCGAAGTCACTCCTCCAGAGGAGGATGCGACCTGGGAGCGGCGCTACAAGACCCTCGACGGCAAGTACAAGGCCGAAGTGCCACGTCTCGCCGCGGAGGTCCGGGAGCTGACCCGTCAGCTAGCCGACCAGCGCACCCTGATCGCCTCCATGGAAGCGAAGACCAAGGCCCCGCCCGAAGCCCCGCAGAAGCTGGTCACAGACGAAGACGTTGAGACTTTCGGAAGCGATCTCGTTGGTTTGATCGACCGCAAGGCCCGTGAGGTCGCTGCGGAAATGGTCGGCACCGAGATGGCTGATCTGAAAGCGGAGAACGCGACGCTGCGCGAGCAGTTGAGCGGTGTTACCGAGCGTCAGTCGTCGAACGATCGTCGAGCTTTCTACACCGAACTGGGCCGGCTCGTGCCGGACTACGAGGCGATAAATCTCGACGAGGGCTTTCTGAACTGGCTTGCCGCCGAAGATCCGCTCAGCGGGCTAACACGGCAGGACTATCTGAATAACGCCTTTGCCTCGTTCGACGTCCACCGCACGGCCGCATTGTTCGACACCTACAAGCAGCTAACGGCTCCGCCGCCAGAACCGCAGCGCAACCGCGATCTCGAGCGTCAAGTCGCACCCGGCACGTCCAAGTCGACCACGAGAACCCCGCCCGCAGCAGCGACGAAGGTCTGGTCATCCGCAGAGATCGACCAGTTCTATCGCGATGCCGCCAAGGGGAAGTTCAAGGGCAGCGAGGCCGAGCAGGTGCGGATCGAAGCAGAAATTGATGCCGCAGTAGCGGAGGGCCGCGTCCGGTAAGGACCAAATCCCTGAGCTCCTGCGGGATCGCAGAGACCCCCACAGGAGCTTTCAATGGCAATTTCGATTTCAGGTTCAGGTACTTCGGGCGGTTTTTCGTCCGCTGGCGCCTTCAACACCTCCCCGGCCGCCTCTGGCGTCTTCATCCCGACCATCTGGTCCGGGAAGCTGAACGTCAAGTTCTATGCGACCACCGTCTTCGGTGAGATCGCTAATACGAACTACGAAGGCGACATCAAGAACATCGGTGACAAGGTTGTTATCAACAACATCCCGTCGGTGACCATCAACGACTACCAGGTCGGCCAGACCCTCAGCTACGAGGTTCCGGCGCCCTCGAAGGTCGAGCTGCAGATCAGCTACGCCAAGTACTTCGGTGTCAACGTCTCCGACGTCATCGAATACCAGTCGCAGCCGAAGCTGATGGACATGTTCACCAGCGATGCAGCCAAGCAGATGGCGATCGCGATCGACACGACCGTGCTCAAGAACTCGGTCGGCACCGCAGTCGCGGCCAACCGCGGCCTGACTGCCGGCGCGAAGTCGAGCTCGTTCAACCTCGGCGGCGCAGGCGCGTCCGCGGCCTCGGACACCGGTGCCGCGCTCACCCTGACCTCGGCGAACATCGTGTCCGTTATCACGGCCGCGGCGTCGGTCCTGGACGAGCAGAACGTGCCGGATACGGATCGCTTCCTGGTGTTCAGCCCGCAGGTCCGTAACCTGCTGATGGGCTCGAACCTCCAGCAAGCGTACCTGACCGGCGACCCGCAGAGTATTCTGCGGAACGGCAAGATCGGCACGATCGACCGCTTCACGGTCTACGTGTCGAACCTCCTGCCGACTGCGTCGTCCGGCCAGAACTTCGACGGCACGACCAACACCAGCGCTGTGGCGCGCAAGTGCATGATCGCCGGCCACAAGTCGGCGCTCACCTTCGCCTCGCAGATCGCGAAGGTCGAGAGCCTGCCGAACCCCGGCGACTTCGGTCAGCTGGTGCGCGGCCTCAACGTCTTCGGCTTCGCGACGATCAAGCCGGAAGCGCTGGCGCTCGTTCAGTACGCCTAACGAGTACGAGGGGAGCCTAACCACGGCTCCCCTCCAACTAACTGCGAGGACGCCGTGGCAATAACTGCGCAAATGATCCTCGACCGCGTCCGGACCCAGCTGATCGACATTAACGCGGTTCAGCGCTGGACCGACACCGAGCTTCTCAAGTGGCTGTCAGACGGCCTCCGCACCGTTGTGGGCATTGTTCCAAGCGCCGCGAGCTCCACGGCCATCCAGGCGCTCGTCCAGGGCACCAAGCAGGCGATCCCGGCGAACGGCTACATGCTGTTCTCGGTTGTCCGCAACTGCAACAGCGATGGCTCTCAGCCCGGCCGCGCCGTACGCATCACCGATCGCGAGCTACTCGACGCGCAGAACCCCGACTGGCACACCGCCACCCCCTCGTCCGCCGTGACAAATTATGTCTTCGACCCGCAGGAGCCGGATATCTTCTACGTCTACCCGCCGAATGACGGGGCGGGCTTTGTCCAGCTGAGCTACGCCGTTCAGCCAACCGAGCTTGCGGCAACGACCGACACGATCCCGCTTAAGGATCTCTACCTCACGCCGCTGGTCGACTACGTCCTATTCCGGGCCTACCAGAAGGACTCTGACTTCGGGGCCGGGATGGCCCAGGCCCAGATGTACTTGCAGCTGTTCATGGCCTTCTTCGGCCAGAGCGAGAGCGCCCAGAAGGAGTCGAACCCCAACCTGCAGCTCACCCCATTCAACCCTGACGTGAAGGGAGCCGCGTCGTGATCCGGCTGTGGGATGACTTTCTGCCGGAGGTGCTGCCGTTCGTCCAGAACTGCCCCGAACTGACGGCGAACAATGCCGTCAGGAACGCTTGCATTGAGTTCTGTGAGCGGTCGCTGTGGTGGCTCTTTGAGCATGACCCGATCGTTACCACCGCGCTTGGGTCACGCTATGCCCTGGTGCCGCCCGATGGCACCCTGTGCGCGCGCGTTATGGACGCCTGGTACAATGACGCCAGCCTGTCTCCACGCAGCGACGACCAGTTGCGCTCGCTGTTCGGCCCAGACTGGCGAAATGCTACCGGAAGTCCGCGGTATGTTACGCACATCACCCCCGACATCGTGATGGTAGTTCCGACCCCCCAGGAAGACGCGGCTGACGGCACTCTGAGCTTGATTATCGCGCTGCGCCCCACTCGGGAGAGTGCGGGAGTGGATTCGATCATCTACGATCGTTGGCTCGAGACAGTCGCCGCCGGCGCCCGCGCTCGCCTATACGATATCGCCGGACAGCCGTTCTCTGACCCCACAGCTGCGATCAAGAGCCGCCTGGCCTTCAACCGGGGCATCGCCGATGCTGCCCGCGACCGCGCTCGCAGCATGGGCAGGGGGATTTCACGCGTTCGACCCGTTGGCTTTTTCTGATAAGCTAACAGATTTGCCTAGACCTGCTAACGCGCATCCACTAATCTTGAGAGGCGCATAGCCTGCACTTTGGAGCTAATTCGTGGCCGTACTCTACAGCAATAATGCGACCACAACCCTGTCGGCCTCGATCACCTCAGGCGCGACCAGCCTTAGTGTAGCCTCAGGCACCGGTGCGCTATTTCCCGCCATCACGGGCAGCGATTATTTTTACGTCACGCTGTCGGACGCTTCCAACAACCTCGAGATCGTCAAGGTAACGGCTCGGACCGTCGACACGATGACGATCGTTCGGGCCCAGGAAGGAACAACTGCCAGGGCCTACGCGTCCGGCGATTCTGTCTCTCTGCGGGTGACGGCCGCGGGCTTGGCGAACAAGCTCGACAAAGACACGGGCGGGACCCTGCAGGGCAAACTTGTAACCGCCACTCCAACGACCGCATCCGCCGGCTTCAACTTGCCGGCCGGGACTGCTCCGACGAGCCCGGTTAACGGCGACGCCTGGTCCACCTCTGCCGGCATGTTCGTATGTATCGGCGGTGTTACCCATCAGGTGGCGTTTGCCGACAGCGGCGGCAACGTCGCCGACAGTGTCGCCCACGCCGTAACATTTGCTGCAACGGGCGGCGCGACGCCGGGCACCACTTTTGATGGGTCTGCGGCCCGGACCGTCGACTACAGTACTGTGGGCGCCGCTGCCAAAAATCCGGCGGGGCAGACGGTTACGACAGCGGCCAGCATTACCCCGACGTTTTCCGACGATTTCGTGGTTGTAACCGCTCAAGCAGGGGCGCTCACCATCAACAACCCGACTGGAACCGCGGTCGACATGTACGGCCTCGTGATCCGGATCAAAGATAACGGCAGTACTCGCACGCTGAACTGGGGCACCCAATACCGCGGAGTCGGGGTTAACCTTCCCACTGCCACTACTGCCAACAAGGTCGTGTACGTGGGCCTAATCTACAACGCAGCAGAGACGAAGTGGGATGCCGTCTCCGTGGCGCAGCTGTAATATTATGAAGCCCATCGTCATCCTACGAATGGCTAACAACACCGGCAAAGGCGGAAGCGGCGGCGGCACCCTTACGTTCTCCCCCAACGCCGGTACCTATTCGCGCACTGACAATGGCACCGGCGGAGTTGGGGCCACCTTCACCGTCACGGCCAGCGATCCTGTTGTTTGGACCTGGAGCGCGACATCTAGCACGGGCCTTACCTCCAACCGTGCCAGCGGCTCCTCTGCGGCTTCCATCACCTTCACGCTCGCCCAGGGTACGACGACGCGCTCGACCACGGTCACACTGACCAGCAACGGAAAGACCTGGACGATCAACCTCACCGCGACTGGCTCGGGCGGCAGCTCGTCGTTCAGCCCGGCACCAGGCACTTACTCGGCCAATAACAACAGCTCCGGCCCAGCGACGTTCACGGTCAGTAATTCCTCGTCGGTAACCTGGACCTGGAGTGCCACGGGGCAAACCACGTTCTTGTCTTCTACTCCGTCGAGCGGCGGATCGGGGACTCAGATCACGTTCACCGTCACTCAGGGTCTCAGCGATCGCTCCGTGACCATTACGCTAACCAGCGGCAGCAACACGTGGACGATCAACCTGACCGCGTTCGGTACAGGGTAACGAGCATGCTGGCGTTCCTCCGACTGACGCTGTGGCCCATGCTGGCCGACACGGCGAAGAAGATCCCTCGCCAGGTCTGGCTAGGGCTGGTCGCCGCGCTCCTCGCGCTCGCGCTTGTGGCTTGGCACCAGCATGTCGCGCACAAGGCGATCGCCGCGGCAGAGAAGCGCGGCGAAGACCGCGCGTACGCAAAAATTACGCAACAGGCTCAAGCGCTCGCGAAGCGCGCGAACGACCGGGCCGCCAAGATCAGGAAACAGACCGATGAGGCTAACCGTACTAGCATTGCTCTTGCTAACGACCTGCGCGTGCGCGGGCCGGGAAAAGCTGCCTGTACCGCTACTGCCGCCACCTCCACCAGTCGACACGTCTCGCCCCCTCGGCCCGCCGATGCTGCCGTGGATCAAGTGCCTGCAGGAGGAGGGGCCAACCTCATCGCGATGCCATTCGATGACGCCGTCGCCTGGGCCGAACAGCACGACCTCAACCTCAACGAGGTGAAGGGCTGGCGAGCAGCCGACCAACAGCAGCGTGAAGCCGCAGAGCAGCAGAAATGAGCTTGCGTTCCGTTCTCGACCGTCTCCGCCACTCCGCCGTGTGGCTCGGGCTTCTGCGAGCCCTCAACGGGATTGCCGCGTCCTTGTTCGGCGGCGTCGTGTTGCTCAACATCGCATATCCACAGGCAGTGACCGAGCTGGGCGGGGATCTCCCTAGCTGGGCCAAAATCACCGGAGCTATCCTCTGGTTCGCCTTGGTCGACTACTCGCTCCGGCGCGCGAGGGACGGGAAATGACCGGCCGTGCCCTCGCGTTCCTTGCAGCAGGGCTCATGGCGTTCCTGATGCTCGAACACGCTGGCGATGCCACGCAGCCCCTGCTCATTGAGACCCAAGCCATCACTGATCCCGGCGCCCCCGCCAAGGTAGCCTATCGCGTCGCTCCGTGCGTCGAGATCGGGCCCACAATCACCCCACCGATTGAAGAGGTACAGGTCGATGGACTTCCAGACCGCGTTTAATATCGGGGCCGGCGTCATGGCAGCGCTGCTTGGCTGGTTGGCTCGGCAGCTGTGGGACGCCGTGCGCGAGCTCAAGAAAGACCTCTCCTCCCTGCGAGAGGAGATCCCGAAGGATTACGTCCAGAAGGATGACTACCGGGTCGACCTGGGGCGCATCCACGAGCTCCTCGACAAGATCTACACCCTTATCGCGTCGAAAGGCTAACACATGTGCAGCCGTAAGCTGGAAGACCTTGACCCAAAGGTCGCGACGATGGCGCGGCTTTTCCTCACCAAGTGTGCCGCCGAGGGAATCGACATCCTGGTGACCTGCACCTACCGCAGCTTCGAGGAGCAAGACGCGCTCTATGCCCGTGGTCGCACGATGCTGTGGGAACATGGCGTACGCGTCAAGAAAGTCACTAACGCAAAGGCCGGCCAGTCCTTCCACAACTACCACCTGGCGTTCGATGTTGTCCCCCTGCGGGCAGGTAAGCCTGTCTGGGGCGCCACCGGCGCCGACGAGATGCTGTGGCAGCGGATCGGTAACATCGGCGAGAGCGTTGGCCTCGAGTGGGCCGGCCGCTGGCGCACATTCAAGGAATTGCCGCACTTCCAGTACACCGGCGGACACCCGCTGTCATACTTCCAAGGTGGTGGCAAGCTGTGAAGCGTGTTATTATGTTATCGAGAAAGGACTAGCTAACATGGCGAATATGATCGGTCAGGCGAAGCAGCTCAAGCCCGTCGACCACCTGGCACTCACGGACCGTCCGGATCACGGCGGCGGCGCCGAGCCGGCGAACATGACTGCACCGAAGGTTCCGGTTCCGGCCGGCCAAGGCGCGAAGTCGTCGCAGATCAACGGCCCGTACGGTGGCAAGGTCAAGGCCTAATGGCCAAGAAGTTCATCCAGAAAGCGATCAAGCGCCCCGGCGCTTTGCATAGTGCGCTGGGTGTCCCTCAGGGCAAGAAAATCCCTGCCGCCAAGATTGCCCGGGCCGCCAAGGCACCGGGCCGTCTCGGTAAGGAAGCGCGATTTGCCCAGACCTTGAAAAAGCTGCGGAAGAAGTGAGCAAGACGTCCGACGCGCAGCTGCGCGCCCAGGCGAAGTACCAGAAGAAGCCGGCGCAGATTAAGAAGCGCGAGGCGCGTAATCGCGCGCGCTACAAGATGATGAAGGCCGGCAAGGTCAAGAAGGGCGACGGCAAGGACGTCGACCATATCCACCGCGTCGGCGCGGGCAACGGAGCGAAGAACCTGCGAGTGATTTCGGCGTCGAAAAACCGCAAACGCAATTTCAGGTGATCGGCCATGCCGCAGCTCAAGATTATGGGGTTCGACGGCATCGTCCCTCGCGCCTCGCCGACCATGCTGGGGGACAACCAGGCCCAGATCGCGGATAACGTCAAGCTGTACAGCCGCGAGCTGCGGTATTGGCGCGGTCCGCTGCTGTCATACACCCCGCCGATCTCCGGCGTGAAGGCGATCTATCGCTACTATGCAAGCACGCCCTCGCCGTACACCCTGACCTGGACCAACGACGTCGACGTGGTCACCTCGCCGACCACCGACACGACGGACTACCGACTCTACTACACAGGCGACGGCGTCCCGAAGAAGACCAACGAGACCCTGGTAAGCACTGGCACTGGCGCGTACCCGCGTGGATGGCGGAACATGGGCGTTCCGGCCCCGGCGGCCGCCCCCACGACGACCGTGGTCTCAGCAGGCTCTGCTGTCACCGTCACCGCGGCGACCCCGGCGGTGGTTACACTGAACGACCACGGGTTCGCTGACGGCCAGGAGGTCGTGTTTAACGCGACCACGATGCCGACGGGGATTACCGCCGGCAAGAAGTACAAGGTTCGCAACCACACGACGCATACCTTCGAGCTCGGAACCTCCGAGAATGCAACCAGCTCGGTCGCCGCCACGACGACAGGCTCCGGAGTCAAGGTGTTCACCTACGCCGAGAACCGTGTGTACGTGTACACATACGTCTCGACGTTTGGCTCGATAACGGAAGAGAGCGCGCCCTCGCCTGCGAGCGGGATCATCACCCTATACAGCGGCGACACAGTCAACATTAGCGGGTTCTCGACCGCCCCGACGACCAACTACAACATCACAGCTATCCGTATTTACCGGTCGGTTACGGGCGCCACCACCGACAGCTATGAGTTCGTAGATCAGATCCCTGTCACCGCGGCTACAGGCGTCGTGGTCGCCTCGGGAACTTCCACCAACGGCGTAGCGTACAGCTCGAGCACTTACCCGGACTTGCGCACAGCGGCACAGCTCGGCGAGGCCCTGGGCACGATCGGCTGGCTGCCGCCCCCCAGCGACCTGGCTGGGCTGGTGTCGCTGCCCTCAGGCACCCTAGCCGGGTTCTCCGGCAACACCGTATATTTCTCGGAGCCGTTCTTCCCGCACGCGTGGCCGCTCGACTACGCGCTCAACGTTCCTCACAAGGTTGTCGGCTTGGCCGTGTTCGGTACTTCGGTGGCGGTGATGACGGAGCGGTTCCCGTACATCATCAACGGCGGCACGCCAGGCGATATGTCAGTCGAGCGTGTCCCCATGCTCGAGCCGTGCGTCTCCAAGCGCTCGATCGTTGCGCTCGATGGCGGAGCACTTTACGCCAGCCCTAACGGGCTCATGGCCGTAGGATTCCAGCAGCGTTCGCTGGTTACCAATAGCCTGTTCCGACGGGATGAATGGCAGCAGGTTGTCCCGGGAACGATCATCGCCGCGACGTTCGACGGCAAGTATCTCGGAGCTTACGCGTCGGACTCGACCTCGTTCGTGCTCAGCCCTGACGACGTGCCGGCGCTGTCCAGAATTGACCTGCTCGCGACGGCTCTCCACACGGATACGAAGACCGGCGACCTTTATTACTGCAGCGCAGCCGACAACAAGGTCTACAAGTTCGACGCCGACGAGAACAACCCGCTCTACTACGAGTGGAAGTCCAAGCGCTTCGTATTTCCCCAGGCAACTACGTTCTCCGTCCTCAAGCTCGACGGCGACTATAACCAGGCGACGCTCGCCGCGGCGTACCAGCAGCAGGTCGCAGAGATCCTCGCGTACAACCAGGCGCATGTCGGTGACCCGGGCGGTGAGCTGAACAGGACCGTGCTCGACCTCTATGATGTGAACGGCAGCATCCTCCTGAACGTCCCACCAGCTGCCTCCGCTCGCTCCGCCCAGGTCTATCTCTATGGCGATGGTGACCTCCACGCAGCGCTCACGCTGACTTCGTTCGACCCGGTGCGCATCCCCCCGTTCAAGAGCCGCGACATCGAGATTCGCCTGGTCGGCAATCTCAACGTGCGATCGGTGCAGGTGGCGACGACTGTTCTGGAGCTGCGCCAGTGAGCGGTCCCGCGATTCCCCACATCCCACCCATGTCAGATCCGAGCACCCGAGAGGCGCTGCTCGCGATGAAAGAGAATATTGAGTTGCTAACAGGAAAGCGAGGCCGTAAAGTACGGCTAACGCCCGTAGAAGACAGCGCCACCCTGGCAGACGTCATCATCGCGCTCAACAAAGTCATAGATAGGCTTTCGTGAGGATGATGCAGTCAGATCAGCAGCTGTCGGCGGTGCACCAGCCCAGGTTCTCGGTCGAGTGCGACAACGAGGGCGGGTTTGAGTTCATCAACCGCTTTTTCAAGGTCTACCGGTCCGAGTGGCAGAAGGCCATCGTGCAGAAGCGCGACGGCGAGATCATCGCTGCCGTGCTGTACCAGGACTTTAACGGCTCGAACGTCTTCGTACATGTCGCAGCGGAGCCCGGGAAGCGCTGGCTAACCCGCGACTTCCTCTACTGGACGATGCACTACCCGTTCGTCCAGCTCGGGGCCCGGCGCATGACCGGCTGGGTCGAAGTCAACAACTTCGCTTCCCGCCGCTTCGACGAACACGTGGGGTTCAAGGAGGAAGCTGTCCTCAAAGGCGCCGGCCAGGATGGCCAGGACGTCATTCTTTACGTGATGCATCGCGAGGACTGCCGCCATGTTTAAAGACATTTGCGGCGGCGGAAAGGGCAGCAGTTCCAGCGGCTCGACCTACGATCCCCAGATCAGTGCCGCGGCCGCATCGTCGGCAGCGACCGCTGCGCGCGCCGAGCAGTTTTCGGAGTCCTACTTCACCAACACCATCTCGCCGCTGTTGAAGCAACAAGCCGACGCGTCTGCTGCGGCCCAGCAGAAGCTAGGCGCGCTCTACGATGTCAACACGAGCCAGATGCAGCTCGCGCTCAACCGCTACAAGCAGTACGGCATCCCGGCAGAGAACCGCTACTACGACATGGTCTCGCAGTACTCCGAGCCCCAGGAGTTTGAACGCCAGGCCGAGCTCGCGAAGGGCGACTTTGCGACGGCGCAACAGGCCCAGCAGGGGCAGATGGACCGCCGCATGGCGGCCATGGGAATCGACCCGACGTCGCCAGCGGCCATTGCCGCCGCAAGTGATCGCGCGGTCATGGGCGCGGCCGCACAAGCTAACGCGATGAACCGGGCGCGTAACGCTGCGCGAACCCTCGGCATGCAGCTAACGTCCGACGCCGCCAACTTCGGCCGCGGCGGCCAGTCGGGAATCCTCCAGTTCGGCGCCGGCGCCGCCAGCAATGCGGCGGGAGCGTTCGGAGTGGCGAACCAGGCGCTCGCGACGGGTGCGCAGGCCGGCCAGGGCGTCATGCAGGGCTACCAGACCGCGCTCAGCGGCTACGGCAACATCATGGACAACTACGCGCGCCTGGGCTCGTCCGACATCGCTGCGCAGGCCCAGATCAACTCTCAGCCGAGCGGCATCGGCCAGTTCCTCGGCACGGCCGCGGGCATCGGCGCGAGCTTTATCCCGGGCTTTGGCATGTCCGACGCGCGCGCCAAGGAAGACGTCCGTGTCATCGGCGTCCTTCCGTCGGGCGTCGAGGTTGTCCGCTTCCGCTACAAGCCCGAGTTCGAGCCGGATAAGCCCGGCGACTACATCGGCGTCATCGCGCAGCAGGTTGCGCCGATCATCCCCGAAGCCGTGTCGGCGGATGAGGACGGCCTCCTGTATGTCGACAACTCGAAGGTCTACTAGACATGGCTAACTTTTTCGGCGGGTTCGCAGGCGGGTTTAGTCAGGGCGCTCGCATTGCCAGCGAGATGGCGGACCAGCGCCGCCAGCAGGAGGAGTTCGAGCACCAGAAGGCCGAGTGGGACCGCATCGACCAGCAGCGCACCGCGCTACAGGCCGCCACGAACACGCTCGACAACCCGAACGATACGAACGGGCTGCTGAGCCCCGATGCCTACAAGGAGATGTCTGCGCCCAAAGGCAAGAAGGCGCCCAAGCAGGCTGCGCTCCCGGTGCCGGACGTAGCCCCCACGCCAGCTCCTTCTCCAGACGCAGCTGTTCCGCCGCCCGCCCCGCAGGCTGCGATGCCTACGCCAAGCGCTCTACCGCCAGAAACTCCTGCGCTCAGCGCTTCCGACTACCACCCGGTGATGGTGAACGGCCAGGTGATGTATGCGCCTAGTAAGCGCATAAAGGCACTCGACGGTCCCGACCGTGTCCGGGCTCTCGCCGGCGCGATGTCGTCGTTTGACCCGGTCGTTGGGGCGCAGCTGGAGCAATCGGCTCAGGCGATCGAGAAGGGCAACATCGAGAACCAGTCGGCCAAGTACGGCGCGGCTGTGATGCAGGCGAAGCGCGTTGCCGCAGTGGACCCGGCCAAGGGTCTCACGATGTTGAAGGATGCCTACGCAGGTCTGATGCCCGACCTGGGCAAAGCTGACTTTGACATCGGCAAGGACGGCAGCATCACCGTCAACCACTACGTCACCACGCAGCACGGTGACCAGCTGTTCAGCACGGACAAGATTCCGGCAGTGGACCCGAAGACCGGGCTGACCGCGGTCGACAAGATCTTCCTCGAGGCCGCGTCCTATGCCTCGCCAGATGCGATGCGGCAGCATATCCTCGATAACTCGGCGCTCGCGTCGCAGGTCGCCGACAACATCTATAAGCGGTCCCAGACCGCCCTTACCGATGCCCAGGCTCAGGAAGTCCACCCGAACGCTGTCTCGCAGCGTACCCTCGAGGGCGCACAGGCGGGCTACTACAGCTCCGAATCGCGCCAGGGGCGAGCCAAGACCTACTATGAGACCGGCATCGACCCGGATGCGCCGTTCGACGCTAACGTCCCGGCCATCATGGGGGCGGAAGGAACCGCTAACTGGGACGCTTACTACGGCAGCCCAGACGGAACCTCTGGCGGACCGTTCAAGGCGCCCCCCAGTCCTCTCTCCAAGATGAGCCTGGGCGATGTCGTTGGCTGGCAGCGCAGCCAGACGCCGCGGGTGGTTCCCGGCTCTGACGGCAAGAAGACCTACCCGGCCGCGGGCGGGCTGCAGCTCACCAGCGAGAACATCTCGAAATACGCCCCCAAGCTGTTCGGCAAGGACTGGAAGAACCAGCCGTTCGACCAGGACCACCAGATCGCCCTCGGCCGCGCCGTTCATGCTGACCAAGGATACGGCGCGTGGGCCGGCTTGGCTAATGGTGGGCTGCCGCCTTCTCCGAAGGATCAGGCTGCGCGGACCAAGGCTCAGCAGACCCAAATGGCCGCCTATGTGGCCAAGTGGATGACGGAGAACAACACGGCCCCGCCCGGCACCGCTGAGTTCAATCAGAACCTCATGAACGCCCAGACCCAGGCGATGAGCATCTACGGCCAGCCGACCGGCATGCCCGAGGTGGACTTCCAGAGCTCGGCCAAGCGTCCCGCCACCGCGGCCAAGGCTCCAGTGAAACCAGCGGCCCAGCCAGCGAAAACGGCTCAGCGCTCCGCCCTGCCGACGCCGTCGCCAGCAGATACGCGGGAGTTCGGCCCGATGAAGATCTTCGTGCCGGAGGGCAAGTTCAAGACACAGGCCGATCTCGAGGCGTTCGTCAACCGCGAAACCCAGATCGCCCAGGCAGCCCAGGGCGTCATGCGTCTCGGTGGACTTGTTGGCCAGCGTCAGCGCGAGGCCTTTCAGCGGCTCTACCGGATGACGCCGGAACAAGCACTACTGCGACTTAAGTCACTGCAAAAGGGCGGCTAATGCCCGTCAGGTATTTCATCCCCGGAGTGGGTGTCGGCGTCTTCGACGACGGGACATCGATCGAGCAGGCGTACGCCATGGCCGCGGAGCGCTATGGCCTGCCGCAGGATCAAGGACAGCAGCCGGACGACAGTTCGACCATGGGCGCACTCGGCCGCGGGTTCGTCCGCGGCGCCGCCCCCGCCGCAGCCGGTCTCGCCGCCGCCGCCCCTGGCGCCGAGATCGGCGGAGCGATCGGTTCTGTCGCTGGCCCGATCGGGACCGCCGCCGGCGCCCTTGTCGGCGGGGCTGGAGCTGGCCTTTACGCCGCCTATAAGGCGTCACAGCTCCAGCAGCAGGCATTCGCGGACCATCCCGCCGTAGCCTCCGCTCTTGGCCAGTCGCCAGAGCAGGTGCAGGCCGATACCGCCGAGCATCCGTATGCCTCGATGGTCGGTGAGGTGGCCCCGAACTTGCTCGCGTTCCGCCCCAGCCTGGCGGCCCTGGGCAGGGTCGGCAATGCGGCCACACCGGAGGCCGCAGCCGCGATCCGAGCCGCTCGTATCAACGCCGGGGTCAACGCCGCGGTAGCGGGCGGGCAGGAAGCCGGCTTCGAGTACTATCACACCGGTGAGATCGACCCCACCGCGGTGGCGTTGCAGGCCGGTATGGGGCTGCTAGGCCAGAAAGAAACCGCCCTCGGCCGGGCTGTCATGGCGCCGACGCGAGCCCTGATCCCGTCCGCGATCCGCGATATGAACTCGCGGGTATTCTCGCAGCGGCCGACCGTCGAGGAGAATGTCCAGTCCGGCCGTCCCGCGGATCTCCTGCGCACGGCCAGTGAGGACACGCCCCGCCGCGACCTCTTCGAGGGGATGGAGCCGGAGCAGAACCCGACGATGCACGGGCCGCCGCCCCCACGTCCGTCGACCGACGTCACCGCCGCCCGCGCAGATCTCGATGATCTCCTGGCGCATCGCTCTCAGCTCACCCAGTCTGTGGCTCAGGCCGCGCGACAGGGCGACACTCAGGGCTTCTACACCGCCCAAGACGCACTCGGAGCGTTCGACCAGCAGCACTACACGCCGGAAGTACGCGCCTACGAGGACCAGCGCCTCCGCCAGCAAGCCGCATCTGCCGACCAGCAGCCGGACATGCTCACGAACATGCCGCCGGACCCGAACGAGGTCCGCCGCGCCGCGTTCTACGGCGCTCAGGAAGGTGCCCAGGGCAACCTCTTCGATACCCATCCGGACATGCCGGTGCCCGAGGCTCCCGCGGCGCAGCTGGCGGGTCAGCCTGCAACGCAGTTGCCGGATGCATCCCAGCCTGGCCTGTTCGATCGCACACCCACTGCTACCGTGCGGACTGAGTTCGGCCCCAAGGAGATTCTCCAGCGCCTCCAGGGCTCGGTCGGCGAGGCCGCGGTCGCCAAGAAGATGACCGGTACGTCGATGGACACGCCTCGACCGCGTGACCCGTACGTCTACAAGGTGTTCACCGCGGTCACCAAGCACCTGGCGAACGACAACGTGCCGGCGCTCGAGGGCTACATCATCGACCAGCGCCAGGAGCTCGAGCACGCCAGCATCAAGCCGGAGACGATCGAGACCCGTACCCGGGTCCTCGACGCCGCGCAGGAGATCGCTGACGAGTATCGGACCAAGTCCCTGGACGCCATGGCGCAGGAGGGCGTGGCCAAGGACCAGGGCGCGGTGGAAGTCGGCGAACAGGCCCCGCCGCCAGAAGCAAGCGCACCGGCAATACGTGAGCGTGGAGCGATGGCGCCCGACGAGGCGCGCGCGGCGCTCCTCGACGAGGCACTGAGCAAGCCGAACCTGCGCAACCCAACCAAGTACTTCATCGCTCGCCTCAAGCGCAGTCGCCTGGAGCCGGTGCTGACCGAAGCTGAGGCCATGCGCCTGGCTGAGCCGCGCCCCGAGCCGAAGGCCGAGAAACGCGCCGAGGTACGCCAGCGTGTCGAGGCAGCCAAGAAACCCCGGAAAACGCCCCCCGTACAGTCCAAGCGGCCGTCCGAGAGTGCGGAGGCTCGTCCTGAACGAGCCCAGGAGGCGTCTAAACAAGTTAAGGAAGCGAAACCCGCCGAAAAAGCCCCCGAACCGGCCCGCACGGAGCCTGAGGGCCTGGATAAGGCCCGTCGTCTGGGCGACCTGTCCAAGTCGATCGACAAGGCCCTCAAGGCTAAGCAGATCACTGCCGGCGATCGCCTGAAACTCAACAACCTCGTGCGAAACGGGGCTGAGCCCGATGTCATCTCCCAGGCGATCGAGGACGCGAAGACCGCACGCGCGGGCAAAATCTTCGGGGACGCAGCCAAACCAGCTCAGACTGAACGGCTTAACGCTGCCCTCCCCCTGATTTCGGACACCAAGGGGCGCGTGTCGATGCGTGAGGTCCAGGGCCAACTGGAGAAGGCGGCTCCCAGTCCGGCGGACAAGCGAGTTCTCGATCACATCAACCAGACCCTCAACCGCCTAAGCGTCGGCAAGTGGAAGTTCATCCCTCGCATCGTAGACAAGATGCCGGAGGGCTTCGAGGGCTCACGCGGCCTCACCATCATGCACCCGGACCGCGGAGAGATCGAGATCCTCCTCGATCGTGAGCATGGCACTAACTACGTTACGACCACGCACGAGCTCGCCCACGCCGCAACGATGGTGGCGATTGAGGCGAGCAAGCATGGTTTCCCGACCTCCCCGGAGATGAAGGCCGCCGTCGACGGCCTGAACAACGTCCTGGCGCGCGTCCACGAACACATCAACGGGCTGAGCGGCGCCGAGATGCCGGCGATCGTGCGACAGTTCCTCGAGAGCAAGAACAACGCTTTCGATGACGAACACGAGCTGCTGGCCTGGGCACTGACCGACCCCGAGGCGCAAGAATACCTCAACACCGTACCCTACAGCCCCGAGAAGACGATGTGGCAGCGGATCGTCGACGCGATCCGCCGGGTGCTCGGACTTCGACCGGACGACACGAGTGCACTGGACGAGGTCCTGCGCGTGTCCAAGGAGATCATGGACCGGGCTCCGACGGTTGAGGAACTGCATACGCAGCTCGAGGAAGAGGGCTTCACGCCGCAACTCGCGGAGCGCACTGCCGCCCTCAAGGACGCAGAGCGCAATATCGAGAAACTTCCGTCCGAGCTGCGCGGCGCGGCGCTCGCCGTCACAGACACTTTCCGCGGCAAGGGCTCCAAGGTCGCCGCGATCATGGCGTTCGGCCCCAAGCTCTCCGAGATGGCGGCCAAGAGCGGCCTCAAGTCCGCGAAGACCCTGCAGCGCCTGCTGAACGACCGCGTCGGTATCCAGGAGAGCGTCGAGCAGCAGTACGCCGCCCTCACCGAGCGCTTCGACAAGCTCTCGGCTAAGCTCCGCGGCCGCGGCGGTGACACCGTGAACGGCATCGTCAAGGACATGGTGATGGGCGGCAAGTGGGCGTTCGAGCCCAGCTGGCTCAAGGACCAGACCGGTGCAGCCGTGAAGGTCGATGTCGACCCCGAGATGGCCGCTCGCTTCAACGAGCTGCCGGCTGATGCCCGCAAGATCCTCGAGGACGCGTTCCGGCTTCCGCACGAGACCCTCCACGCGACCTGGGATGCCGTCAAGGCGTTCGTCCAGGGCGAGCATCAGGCGATGATCGAGGCCGCCCAGGACAGGCTCGACGCCGCCAGCAAGGCGGGAGAGCCCGCCGGCACGATCGCCAAGCTCACCGAGGCTGTGCAGGAAGCCAAGGATGGCTTGGCCGCGGACATGAAGCGGTATCACCGCCTGTTCGACGTCAACCTCAACGAGCCGTACGCGCCGATCCGGCGCTTCGGTAACTATGTCGTCGTGGCCCGCTCCCCGGAGTTCGTCGCCGCGGAGGACGAGGCTCACGCCGCTGGCCGCATGGACACGCTCGACGATCTCAAGACCGACCCGAACCACTACTTCGTCGACTTCGTCGAGAGTCGCGCACAGGCCGAGGCCACGAAGCGTGCGCTCACGAAGCAGTACGGCCCCGATGTCGAGGTGTTCACCCGCGACAAGGCTCGCCAGGAGCTGTTCGGCGGCCGCGACATGCTCGGGGCGTTTCAGCGCGTGCGCACGATGGTCGACGAGCAGGTCGGCTCGGCCCGTGAACGCGCGACCCTCCACAAGATGATCTCGGACCTGATGCTGTCCACCCTGGCGTCGACGAGCTCGCGCAAGGCAGAGATGACCCGCCTCAAGGTCGCCGGCGGCGACTTCGACATGGTCCGCAGCGTCATCCAGCACGGCCGCGGAAGCGCGCGTTTCATCGCCGCGCTTCACAAGAACAGCGAGATCCTCGACACCCTGCGTCACCTCGACCAGGAAGCCGCCCGCCCGGAGGGCAAGCGCGACCCCGAGGGTCGCGAACAGCGCGAGAACTTCAAGCAGGAGATCATCGCCCGCTACGTGCGCTCACTGGCGCCGACTCCGCAGAACGCGATCGCCGACAAGATGACCGCGGTGACCTCGCTCTACATGCTGCTGACCAGCCCGTCGTTCTTCATCCAGCAGATGTCGCAGCCGGCTGTTATGTCGATCCCGATCGCCGCGGCGGAGCACGGCTACGCCAAGTCCTGGCGCCACCTGTTCAACGGCTACGGCGCCGTCCGCGACGCGTGGCGGGGCACCAGCCTCACAGGCCAGCTCAAGATCGAGCAGCTGCCCGAGAAGTGGCAGCCGCTGGCATACTATCTCGCGGAGCGCGGCCGGCTCGATATCGGTATCAGCCACGACATGGGCGACTGGAAGTCGGACGGCCGCGGCTTCGCCAAGGACGCCGTGCGCAAGGTCTTCTCGCGGCTGGGCGCCCTGACCCGCAAGACCGAGGCGATCAACCGACTGGCGACCGGGGTCATGATGTACGAGCTCAAGAACGGCGCCAAGGGCGACGTCCCCAACCTCCACGACGAGGGGGCGTACGCGGCCTACCTGGCGGACTTCCGCGAGGCCCACCCGGACCTGACGCCGATGACCGAGTCCCAGTTTGTCTCGGCCGGCCACGCGCTCAAGCTGATCGACGAGACCCACGGCACGTACGACATTATGAACGCCCCGCGGTTCATGCGCCCGGCGCCCGCCCGCGTTATCCTGCAGTTCAAGAAGTTCCAGCTGATGCAGCTCCAGCTGTACGCACAAAACATCCATAACGGGTTTTTCGGGAAAGACATCTCTCCCGCGGAGCGGGCGGTTGCCAGGCGTGCACTGGGTTTCATGCTCGGCCATGCCGCAGTGGTCGCCGGCGCGCTGGGCCTCCCCGGCGCCGCGCTGATCGGCACGCTGTACCAGACCCTCGCCGGCATCGACGGCGACGAGAACAAGCGCCCGGACGCCGAGCGTGACCTGCGTACTGCGATCGGCGACCCGGCACTGGCCAACCTGCTGCTGAACGGCGCTCCGTCGCTCGGCGGCCTGAACCTCACCGGCTCGCTGGGGCAGGGCAACGTCCTGTCGCTGGCGCCGTACGCCGACACGCCCATGGATCAGAAGACGTACGACGCCTACGTCACCCAGCTGCTCGGGCCTATGATCGGCGGCATCTTCCGCAACATGGCGGGCGGCCTCGACCTGATGAGCAAGGGCGAGACCTGGAAGGGCATCGAGAAGATGCTCCCGCGCGGCCTCATGGCGGCGTCGAAGTCGATCCGCGAGGCGACCACGGGCGAGACCAACAGCCGCGGTGAGGTCCTCAGCAAGGACATCCCGCCCGAGGAGACCTTCGCTGGCTTGCTGGGGCTCAACACCTCGAGCCGCTCGGCACGGCAGTTCAACCGCGACCAGGCGTTCAAGGACGAGGACTTCTTCAAGGACCGCACGGCCGACATCCGCAAGCAGTACATCGAGGCGGCCGCGGCCAAGGACGCGAGGGCCCAGGACAAGCTCCGCCACGACTGGCTGGACCTGCAGGCAGCACGCGCGAAGGCCGGCTACAAGCGCCAGCCGCTGTCAGACCTCATCCGGGCACCGAAAGAGCGCATGAAGCGCGAGCGCAACACGCTCGGCGGCGTCCAGTACACCCGCACGTCGCGAGGCGCCGTGCAGCAGATCAACGACCTGACCGACGTCGAGGACGACGAAGAGGATTAACGGCTGAACTGGCCCTCGGTGCGGCCGCTGATGTAGCTCACACAGTACATGTTGAGCAGCCAGACCTCGTTCTCGCTCATGCCCCGCGCCTGGCCAGCCTCGACGCTGTAGTCGGTGCTGGCCTTCGAGGACTTGGCCATCATGAGGTCGTACATGTGGGGGCAGATCTGCTTGGATTCCTCGTACACGTACCGGTAGCGCACTGGCACCGGTACCCGCATCGCGTCGGCTGGAGCCGAGCCTCCAGCAACAACTGCGGCGAGGAAGAACATCACACCCATCGGACCGATCCTTTCCGGTGTTAGGCGCACCGGATGTAACCGGTTACCTAGTAGTCGGAGTCGATCAGCTCACATCCTGAGGCGATCGCGGCTCTGACGCGCGAGGGCCATATATCGATGGGCATGACTTCGGCAAGGATTTCCGCGACCTCCTCGTCGGAGGCGTAAAAATCCTCGTCGGCCTGATCTGGATCATCTTCATTAAACGGCAGCATGGCGTACATCATCGTCAATTCCCCTAGTCCCGGTAACAACCCCGACGATTGCACGCGCTGCTGGCACGTCATCAGACGCAGCACGCACTTTGCTCATCTGGATACTCATACACTTCACGGGTCCGCCCAGGCCGGAGTACTTGTCGGTACCCTTGCCGAGAGAGACCCGCTTAACATCCTTATCAGCCATTCCTCGGTTAACAAGATCGTTATGCATATCTTTGAAAGAAATTCCGTGTTTTCCGCACCATGCGCGGGCCACGGCCACCGGGATGAGCATCTCTTCCCGGCAATTCCGGTCGGCCAGGATGTGGCGGCCGGTGATCGCTCCGTGCGGGTGGATCAGGATCTCGGCGGGCGCGCCGACGGTGAGGTGACCCTCGCCGCGGGTCACGATGAACCCGCTGGTGATTTCCGTTAGCATCTGAGCGAACTGGTCGAGCGGCGTCGAGACGTTCTGCGTGATGCCCGAGCGGTTCGCCGCCAAGGTGGTGGCGATCCACTTGACCATGGCCGTCATGTCGAACTTGAGGATGTCGAGCTCGCGGCAGAGGGAGAGCGCGGTGAGGACGCACGCATGGAGCTGCGACCAGTAGCGCTCGCCCTGGGTGATGTTCATGCGCGTGTTGAACGTCATGCGCGTGTGCATCAGCTGCTTACGCACCTCGTCCAGGTTAGCGACGACGTACTCGATGTACTTGCGCCCGGCGACGCCGTAGTGCTTGTTGAACGTGCCGAACAGCTGCATGGCGGAGTTCGGGTCGAGGTGGCCCTTGCGGTTCACCCCGAACTCCCACACGCGCAGCATCTCCGCCTCGGAGTTGGCGCGCGCCTCGGACATGCGCTCGGTAATCATCGTGTTGCCGGACATGGCGACGATCGTCGCCCAGTTCAGTGGCTTGCGGTGGACAGCAGTCTGCGTCAGGCGGAATTTTCCGACACCGTCGCTCATGTTGTAAGCGAACTCAGAGGCAAACCGCTTGTCCACGTTCGTCATCTCATCGACGACCACCAGTAAATTTTTCATTACGCCGATATGTTGATACAGCGCAGCTTCCGTAAAGTTCTTATCGCGCAGCGTCAGATGCTCGTGCTGGCCCCATGCCGACAGCCCCACCCGTTGGGCGGTGGACTTGCCGTAGCCTGAGCCCGCGGAGTGGGCGTAGATCACCGTGCCGCCGCGGGAGTTGTCCTCAAACAGCGCCCACAGGGGCGCAGCGAACGAGGCGAGGATGCAGAACTGCAGGGGCTCCTGCCCCGGGTGGTTGTAGATCTGATCGACGGTGCTTGCCCATGTCTCCAGGTCGCCGCTCTCGCTGAGATACTGGCCCATGTTGTTAGCACTGTCCGTCAGGATCGCGCGTGACTTGCTGCCGGGCGCGATGAGGGAGGTGCCCACGACGAACTCGTCCTTGGGCGTCCAGCCGAACTGCTCGATCATCGGCGTGTTAGTATATTCCGCCCGCATCTTGTTGATCCACGCAGCAAGATATTCGGTCACGACCGCGCGGTTTCCTGCCGTCACTGGTATCTCTCTCCTGCTCAGCTCCTGGGCCATGGTGCCAGCGTCAGCGACCAGGCCGCTGTCCATCGTGAACGTGCGTCGTTCGCCCTGCTCGTCATATACTACAATATCCATGGAGTAGAGGGCATCTTCCCCGACGCGCTGCTGCACGCGGGTGGTCGGGAAGAACAGGGCGTTGGAGAAATATTTGTAGGTGGGCTCGGGAGGAGGGACGGTCTCGTCCTCGGACTTCTCCGGGACGACCCGCTTCCACATGGTCCGCTTACCGTCAGACCCCGTGGTCCAGCCGAAACCATCGGGGAACTCGACGTCACGCAGCGCCACGGCCATGTCCGGCGGTAGCTTGTCCGGTGACGGCGGTGGAGGCGGCTGGGCGGTGCTGACCCCGAGCGAGATCGGCGACTTGACCTTGCCGTTGAACGGACAGTTCGCGCACACGCCTGGGCGGTGGTCGGAGAAGCGCTCGCAGGTGGCTGGGCCGTACGGCCGCGCGTTGGCGATCTTGGCGTTGGTCTCGGCCTTGCTGTAGCGCGGGTGACCCTTGGACCACTCGTGGCACGCAGCCTCGCCCTCGACCGTGTGCAACAGCACACTCAGGCCGGCGTACCACACCGGCTCCTCGACGGTCGCCGGATAGTCGCGGATCTCCCGCATCACTTCGCACTTCTCGGCGATGAGGTCGGCGTGGGAGGGGAGGAACTCGCGCTTGGAGATCAGGTCCGAGTTGAGGTTCTCGACCGGGCTCTCCTCGATGGAGATGCCCCGATCGGCGAGATATTGCTCGAGCTGGAGGTGGAACTCGGGATGGGAGGTGACCTCGCCAGCGCTCAGCAGCTTGACCGGCTTGGGCTCACCCTTGTGGTTGCGCGTGCCGATCGGGCGCAGGACGCTGGCGCTGTCCGCGGTGCGGGTCGGGTCGGCATCGAGGCCCCAGGTCCTGCACGCGCGCTTGAGCAGCGTCGCGGTCTTCTTCCAGGCGTCGGGTGAGATGTCCTCGTCGCACCGCCAGTACGCGTGCACGCCGTTGCCGCTGCTGACGAGGAGGGGTTCGGGCAGGTCGAGCTCGCGCGTGAAGCGCCGCAGCTCGATGACCGCCTCCTTGCGGTTAGCGTATTTCGCGCGACCCTTGCCGTTCTCGTTGGTGTCGATGTCGATCCAGAACGAGCGGAGGGCAACTACGTTAGCTTGTCGGCGGTTCCGATCGGGACCATAGCCCCCTAGAGCGAAGTAGGCGTCATGCCCAGCTGCGTCGATACTGGTGACGGCCTTGCTCGCCCACTCGTTCGAGCTGCCATAGAAATTTTGGAACTCACCCCGGCTCAGCGCCCCGATGCAACGCCGCCCACCCTGCGGCAGGACAGCGTCGAGAAACTGTTGTGTGTCCACGCCTATCCCCTAAGCGCGATGCCGGCGAACCCGGCATCGGGATGGTTAGTTGGTGCTATCCGTGGGCTGCTCGCCGTTGAGCGCCTTCTGGATGTAGTGGCTGCGTTCGCGACGGGTGACGTCGTGAGGAACAGGCAGCGTGCCTACTTGCACTGCGTGGTCGATCTGGTCAAGGAGGTTTTTCACTCGCTGAGTCAACAGCTTATGGGGGCGAGAGTGCCCGTTGAACCACATGCTTACGGTGATGCGGTTCACCTTGAGTAGTTTCGCTAGGTCACTGGGCTGTAGTCTGGCCTCTTTTGCGATTTCAAACATGGGTGCGAGATCCTTGGTATGGGGGTCAGCCGTCTGTCCGAGCTGTCAAGCGTCTTTCCGCTTTGCCGGGGGATCAGTCGTCGTCGAGGGTCGCCAGGATCGCGTCAAGCGACGCGTCGGCCTCGTCCACGATGGTCACCTGAGCCTTGGGAGCCGTCTTGGGCTTTTCCTCGGCAGGGGGTTTAGCCAGCTCCGGCTCCGGCGCCCGGGTTGGAGGCGGAGTAGGCGCCGGTGCAGGAGACACAGCTTCCTCGAATACCGCGTCGATCTCCTCCGCCGAAGCGGTGAATTTCGAGGCGGCCTGCGCAGACCGGGAGGGGGTAGTCTGCGCTGCATCGGGGGCCGTATCCATAGCCTCTTGAGCCGGAGCTGGCAGCTCCACGACCTTGGTCGTTGGAGCCATTCCGAGAATGTTCTGGATCACGTCGCGATCCAGCACTTCGACAACAGTAGCCGCCTCCTCCTCGGTGAGGAAGCGAATGGGCTTGAAGGTCAGCTTCTGATACGCGACCGTGTGGTCGAAGCCGATACGGGTCACGACCGCGTTGTACGCGGCGCGGCGGCGGTTGAGCATGTTGGCATACTCGGTCAGGTCCTTGAGGGTCGCGGCCGGGATGCGCAGCAGCATCGGGTTCTCGAGGTCGGCCATCGGCGCCACGGCCAGGCGGCGGCTGTCGGAGCACTCCTTGCCCTTCGCACCGCTCTCGGTGATGCGGCTGCCCCACATGTTATGTGGGCAGATCGCGCACTTGGTCGCCTGCTGGGCCACCGCGTCCGCCTCGGGCTCGATACCGTTGTTGGAGTAGCAGGTCGGCTTGTCGCTCGACCCCTCCTGGTAGCCGCCGGCGTAGTAGATCTTGGAGATGTTGGGGTTGCCCTTGAGGATCACGACGTCGATCGACGAGCGGGGCTCGCCGTCGGCGTTGGTGACCAGGGTGCGCTCACCTCCGCGGGCAACGTGCCACACCTTGCCCTTGTAGGAGATGACCGGGAAGCCGCCGGAGCTGACGTTCGCCGTCAGGTCCTCGTTGCTGTCGCCGAACAACCGCGCGATATGTGCCGGCACATTGCCGGACTCGAACGGGATAAGGTCACTCATGCGCTTGCTCCTGTGAGTAGTTTTTCCAGCTCACCGACCCTCTCGGCGAGCTCGACAATCAACTGATCCTTGGTCTTGTGTGGGTCATTCTGCGTGTCGCAGTGAGGACAATAGACAATCTCGTCGACCACCTCCTGCGCTGTCGGCTCCGACAGACCGGCATGGCAGCTAACGCAATAGGCCCATGAACTCATTACGACCTCCTGATGTTAACTGTGACTTCCTCGCGCCAGTCTACGCCAGGCGGCAGGTCTCCATGCTCTGACTTGTACTCTTCGACGGCCTGCTTGCTGACCCGATGCTCCAGCATCTGCCAGTGCTCGTTGGCCTTGATGAAGTCGAGGGTCGCATCCCAGTCCGCCACAGTGGCGCTGTAACGCGTGGACCGGAAGGCTGTGCCCGACGACGTGCGAACGGACTCCACGCCCAGCTCCTTGAACTGGTGCAGGAGTGCGCTCTCGACCTGGTCGAGGACCTCGTTGATGTGCGCCATGCGCTCCTTGAAGTCCGCCGTCATCAGCGCTTTCTTATCGCGCAGCTTGATGTATTTCTCCACTAGCGACTGCATTTTCCAACCTTCGCAATGTGTAAATTAATCTACACTTTTCAACCGTTAAGTCAAGCTAACGTGTTAGCTACTCTGACTTCACGAGGTCCAGCAGGAGCCCCTGCATCGACGACTTGGTCTTGAGGCGCTTGTAGATGCGGCGCTCGACCTCGGTCGCCTCGATGTTGACGATCAGCTGGTGTTGTTTCTGCCCCGGCCGAGTGATTCGCGCGTTCGCCTGTAGGTAGATCTCGTGGCTGGTGACGGGCGCGTACCAGATCACAGTCGACGCCGCGGTTAGCGTGAGGCCGTGCGACATGGCGGCGGGCTGCGCCACCAGTACGCGCGGCTCGGCGGACTTCTGGAAGTGGTGGAAAATGTCGTCGCGCTCGTGCTTGGGCGTCTCGCCGCTGATCTTCGCGACAGGGAACTCCTCGGCGAGCTGCGCGGCCACGCGGTTCAGCACCGCCTTGAACGGCACGAACACGATAACTTTCGTGCCGGCTTCCTCGATGACCTCCTTGACCACGTCGACGCGGGGGTCGTTCGGGAGCACAACCTCCTCGCGGTCGGCGCCGTACACCACGCCGCAGGCGATCTGGACGAGCTTCTGCATCTTCACCGCCTCGTTCACCGCGGTGACCTGGCGCTCGTCGAGTTCCATCTTGAGCTGCGTCGTCATCTGCTTGTAGGCCTTCGCCTGCTCGGGCGTCATCTGGACCTCGCGGGTCTGGTAGATGCACGGCGGCAGGTCGACGCACTCGTCCCGGGTGAAACGCACCGCGGGCTGCATCGCCTCGGCGACGAGCTTGGAGGAGCCCTCTCGCGGCAGCCACTTGAACGGCCCGAGCTGCTTCATCACGGAGTCCCGGAACGCTCCGAAATATCTCGGTACGCGATCGGGGGAGACCAGGCGGCACTGTGCCCAGGCGTCTGTCGGCGCGTTCGGCGTGGGTGTGCCGGTCATGCCCCACACCCGCTCACGGCCCCCGATGATCTTCTTGAGGGACTTCCAGCGGGCGGTGGACGCGTTACGGAACGCCGCGATCTCGTCGATGATGACCGTGTCGATATCGGTCTTCGCGATCAGTTCCTCCTGGATGACCTTAATGCCGTCGTGGTTGACCAGGTAGACGTCGTAGTCGTCCGCCAGGATCTTCCGCCGGCGGTCCTTGGTGCCGTGCAGCACGCCGACGGTCAGCGACGAGAAGTTGGCAAATATCTCGTCCGCCCAGGTGCGCTCCAGGGTCGAGAGCGGCGAGATCACCAGCATCTTGCGGGCCTTGCCGATCGAGCGCAGATAGTCGAACGCCCACAGCGCCGACAACGTCTTGCCCGTCCCCATGTCCGACAGCACGAACGCGTGAGGGTTGGTCGTCAGGAAGCTCGTCGTGGAGAGCTGGGCCTTGAACGGCTTATACTGCCCCGGCCACTTGTAATAGAGCTCGACCGGCGCCGGCACCTCGAACCCGAGGTTGCGCAGTACCCGCGTCTCGTCGTCGCGATGCGGCACCGCGACGAGCTCGGAGCCCTTGTACGGGAACGTCTTGGCGGTTGGGATGACGGTCGTCACCCGCGCCGGCTCGCGCAGGTTGAGGACGACTTTCCTAGTGGCGGTGTGGATCAACATGTCGACAGTTTCAGCTTCACAGCAAATGCCTCGTCGCGCCGGAGTGCTTCTGCATCCAGCGAGTCGACGGTGTGGGTATACCTCTTACCGTTACTGCCATCCCACTCAAGCACATAGTTCGCCTCAACCGGATCGTAGTAGACGTCCGGCGACGCGAGCGCGTCCATCCAGACCCCCACCCAATGCCGGTCCGTGGCCAATTCCGTGGCCAATTCACGGAAATCGTGGGACATAGGGAAAAGGTATCCCGTTGAAAAATCAACACTTTCGTTTTCCACGTTTCCGTCCATTTCCGCCGTTTCCGGGTTCGAGTCCCGTAGGGGTCACCAAATAAGCCCTAGAAAACTCACGCCTTTTTATTTTTCGTGGCCAATTCCTGGCCAATTCGCTCAAAAACTTCCGCAGCCTTGCCCGCCTCGGCACCCGAGTCCGCCCCGTCGATCCACCGAGCGTAGCGCTCGAGCGTGACCTTGGCGGACGCATGCCCCAGCTGCCGCGCCAGCCAGGCGATGTTGACGCCGGCCATGAGCAGCGTCGTCGCGTAGGTGTGGCGGGTCTGATAAGATATCCTCCGCCGGATGCCGAGCGCCTTGAGCGTGGGATACCAGTAGGTGTCCAGGCGCGCCTGGAGGTCATCCTGCTTCCAACCATTGGCCGTGGACGGGTTGCAGAATACTTCCTGGTCGTCACCCCGCATCAAGGTATGTTTCTTCATCCGGCGGAGTACCGTGAGGGCACGCGGTGAAATGTCCACGTACCGCTCGCGATTGCTTTTCGTTCCTTTCTCCTTGCCGCGCACACGCGCACGGCGAACGATAATCTTGCTCGCGTCCCAGTCGATGTCGCCCCAGCGCAGGGCGTGCTGCTCGGACGGTCTTAACCCGGTTAAGAACGCGAGAGTGTAGAAACCCCAGATCGGCTCCGGATACCGCTCGAGGTAGGCGATGATCTTCTCCATCTCGTCGCGCACGAACGGGTCGGGCGAGGGCTTCTGGAACTTGAGGTTCTTGATCTTCTCGGTCGGGTCCTTCGCGATCAGTCCCTCGGTCTCCGCCGCGGCAAACACTCCCCTGAGTGGAATGAGTGCGTTGTTGACGCTCTTGGCCGAGACCATGGCCGCTCGCGAGGCTACGGCTTTCTGGACTGACATGGGTGTGATGCGGTCGATCGGCGTGTCGCCGAACTGCTCCGCCCACCACCGCAGGTGCGGCCGGTAATTCTCAAGGGTCGACTGTTCCAGCACCTTGCTCTCAAGCCACTCCTTCGCGAACTTCCTGAACGTCGGTATCTCGGTCAGCGGAGCACTGTCCGGGAAGTGCGCCCCATACTCGAACACGCCAGCGTCAAGCTCCCGGCGGATCTGGGCCATCAGCCGCTGGGCCGCCTTGATGTTCGGCGGCGTCGGCGCCAGGTCCAGCGTCTCGTAGCGACGCTTGCCGTTGTATGTGAACCGCAGACGGATCGAGCTCGCTAGAGGCTCGACACCGCTACCCTGCCGGCCTCTACCCATCGCTCGTATCCCTCCAGGTCCACCACGATGTTGCTGTCCGGAGCTCGGCGATACTGCTGCCCTTCGATCCACACACCGTCGTGAATTTTCATGTAGACGGCTTTCTCGGTCCAGCCCGTGAGCTCTGCGAATTTTTTAATCCGCACATACTTAGGTGTCAACATGCTTACACTTCCATAACAGAGCTAACGTCAGGGAACCTGATATCCGGCGCGCCGCAACGTGGTGCGAACGTGGTCAACCGACGACGCGACAAACGCGATGGCGCCGGCACGGTTAATCTCTCCGATCACTCGCTCCTGGTTCGCGGTGGTGTCCTTCTCGCGGCCGGGGGCCTTCACCTCGATCGCGATGAAGTCTCCATCGAGCGTGCCGATAATATCCGGCACGCCGTGAGCGCTGAACGGACCGCCGATCGGCATGAAGCCCCACCAGCCCTCCACGGACTGGAGGTACTTCTTGATCTTGTGCTTGGCGGCACCTTCGGGGGTGCGGGCCATCAGCAGGCTCCCGCCACATAGTCGACGTAGTGAAACATCAGCTTGAGGTGGTCGTAGTCCTGCGCCCGCATGTGCAGCAGGATGGGCTGGTCCAGCGGGTCCAGCCGTCGGTTCGCCGCGCAGAACACGACGAAGAACTTGTCATCGTCCTCCTCGTGAGCTTCGACCTGCCACTGGGACAGGTCGATGTTGGTCATGTCTGTCTGGAGGACGCGCTGCGCGATCTCCTCGGCGTTCTCGCGGACCATGTCCACGGGGTTGGCTACGACGATCACGTTAGCGTTTCCCTTCGCAGGTTAGCATGTTATTGTGTTGGGGCGAGCGCGTGTGGCGCTCGGACCACACAGCACGCAAGGAAGACCAAGAATGGCTTATCAGAAATCGGCGGGCGTCTCCGACCCGTTCTTCGTCAAGAAGTTCATCGACGACCAGGAAGCCGGGCAAGTCGCCTCGACGACCGGCACTACCCAGGCCGCAGCGATCGCGGTCACCGGGACATGTTGCGCCCTCACGGCCGCTGCCGCGGGTGGCTCTGTCGCGCTGCCAGCTGCGAAGCAGGGCATGCAGCTCTGGATTCGCAACGCCCATGCGACCAACGCGATGAACGTGTTCGGCAACAACTCGACCGACACCATCAACGGCACCGTGGGCACGACCGCCTACTCGCTCGCCGCCACGAAGGCCGCGTGCTTCTTCTCGCCGGCTGACGGCGTGTGGCACGTGATGCTCGGCGCCTAACAAACTTACTTCCTCCCCGTGTACCGGCCGTTGTGCTCACAGCCGGTACACGGGCACCACTTGGCACACAGGCCGCTTGGCCGCTTGGGGAACTTGTTCTCCGCCACCGCCAGCTCCAGACGCCGTACGCGCGGCGCGAACTCCTGCCAGATCGCTGGAATATCCTCGCGGGTGAACGTCTCCGCGGTGGTCTCGTTCGTCTTGAGCCACACGAACGCGTTGGTGATCTTCTGGATGTAGGGGCGATGCGCGAAGGCCATCGCTGCCGTTAGCTTAAGCTGCGATGAGTTAGGCTGCGGGCGGCCGGTCTTCCAGTCGCCGATGAACAGCTTATCGCCCTTATGGACCGTGAAGTCGGTGATGCCGCGCACCCACACGTCCTTGCCGAACCAGGTAGTGGGCTGGAACGATGCGGTGAGGGCCATTTTTTTCTCGGCCTCGAGCTTACCGCCCTCGGCCCGCCGCACCACGGTGTCGGCGACCGACTGGAACTGCGCGAGCTCGTGGGGCAGGGGCTGGCGCTTGGTCAGGTACAGCTCCAACGACTTGTGGACGCGGTTGCCCCACAGCGTCGCCTCGGTCTGTGGCTCCACGACCTCCTTGGTGACCTTCGTCAGGTAGTATCGCCACGGGCACGTCTCGAACGCGTCCAGCGCGGAGTAGGACCAGGCTACAGGTTTCGTCACGCTGCCATAGCCTTGATGAGGTGAAGGGCCTGATCGAGAGTGGTCACACGGTAGCCGATGACCTGCTGCACCATCATGTGCTCATGTGGGTTGCCACTGTCTTCAATCACGCAGACGATCGGAATCCTGGCGAGGTCTGCCCACGCCATCTCCATGACCGTACCGATGGAGACGCGGGTGGAGCCGAGCAGGTTAACCAATAAAACGTCACAGCGTGTTGCGTCCCAGCGGTCTCGGGTTATTACGCCGCGGGGAAGTGAGAGAGGACCTAGGTGCGCGTACTCCTCCCCAGTTCCGGAGATTACGCCGATACCTTTCAGGTATTCCTTTCCGCGCATCGGAGAGGCGGCACGGATACCGGCGGGGGCGAGATCTGTCTTCGCCTGCTCACGCCAGTCTGTGCAGCCTTCAAAATCGCAGCCCGTAATGGGGCCAGCCAGATACACAAGCATGTTAGCTCTCCTAGTAGTCGCGATTGCGTGATGCACGGGATGGCGGCAGGTCTAGATCGCGCTCTAGTTCCTCTTGGAGTTGTGCTAGAGCGCGCCAGGCAACCATGGTTGAGTGGCGCATGCCCCGCTTGTCGACCTTGCCACGATCAACGAGGTGACGGATGATTTTGTTGGCGTGGTCGAGCGACTTGGTGCGATCCCAGTGCATGGGCTTATCCGGGTGATGCTGTTGCGTCGCGATGTAAGACAGCCGCGCAACCTCGGCTAACGCGTTGGGGAAGTAATCAAGCAGCCCATCCGCCATGGGATACTCCAGGCGGGCAGCGTCGTCTTCTGGAAGCGAAGCGCGCAGCTCCGTGGCGGCATGTGTCGAACACTCATTAAACGGGACTTCATCTAGCGGCGTGCCGCACTCGCGGCAGGGCTGCTCTGCAGCTACTGCTCTCATCGTAGTAACTCCGTGCTCAACGAACATGCTAACAAGCTAACACTATTCAGTCAACGCAGTTGGGGGCGGAGAGACAACGTCTCCGCCCCCACCGGGCCTCGAAGGGTGAGGTGGGCCCGGCTTATGAAGCCTTTCTTCGCGCGTCCCGGAGGTTCAGGTCGAGCTTCGTGTCGATCATTTCCCAGAACTCGTTCGACGCCGCGTTCCGGCCTTTCCAGTCGAGATCGCCCTTGCCGGCGATGAACTCGTCGCGAGCCTTGGCCCACTTCTCCTGGATCGTCTTGGTGTGTTCCTTCTTCTGGGCGGCATCCATCTTCGTCCCGCTGAGCGCCTCCGCCAGCTCCACCGACTTGGCGATGCGTGCCCGACGCGCCCGCATCAGGTTGCGCTGGTAGTCCGTGCGGCGGTTCGTGGGGACGAGCTTCCGCTTCTCCTCGACCAGCTTGAGCAGCCGCTCGAAGGCTTCCCGGCTCTGCAGGCCGACGTCCAGCAAGGCATTGAGACACGACAGTTTTCCGCTGTAGGCCATCGGGTGCTCGTCCCAATTTTCTATGATGGTCGTCATCTCGTTGATGAGACCGGCATAGTTGGGCGCCAGGATCAAAAAGTTCACCGCCTCCGTAACGGCTTTCCTGTCAGACATATTGTGAGGTACTCCACTCGCGTTAGTGGAGTCAGGTATTTATCGGTTGTGTGAGCATGTTTCAACCCCCTAACTTTTGTTAGTGGTGGCTTTCTTGAGCACATCCTTAACCAATTCAGATTTCAGGATATCTGCCACCTCGTCGAGGTCTTTGGCGACGTGTTCTCGCCCCTCCAGGCCCATCTGTGAAAATATCACCATGAAGCCGTTGGCGACCCGACGCACGAGAATGTCACCGTAGCGATAGGGTGTAGACCCGGGATTACTCCATGTACCGGCTTGATCTGCTAGCCCCCCTAGCTGTCCGTACGGGGGATAAGAAGGAAACGTGGTCGTCGTCGCCATTATTGTTCTCCTGTGCCGCGGCGCCGATAGGCCCGCATGTAATCCCGCATGTAGTTCCGACGCTCGGTCTGGGCCTCCGTGTCACGCGCCTCGACACGCTGGCGGTACGCCTTGCGCCGGCGCGACGCCACGCGCCGCTTGATCTCATCCCACATGGCCTCGTCACGAACGAGGTCGAGGGCGGTTGCCAAGTCCTCGGGGGCATCATCGCCGCGACAGCCGCGGACACGCCACAGCGAAACCTCCGCTGCGAGGACACGCCAGGCAGGGCCGGTAAGGCCGACCAGGTAATCCACGAGCTCGTCAGGCGTCATGCTACGAGCTCACACGCCGGCTCGAACGCGAGCGTATCCACGCCGCGGCCGCAGTAAATATCGAACTCGGACGCCACCTCCACCGCACGAGATGCATCGGCGCCCATGGCCATCGCTCCGTATGCGAAGTCGCAGCCGGACCCACAGGCGAAGATCTCGTCGTGGTAGGTCAGCGGGTACGGTCCGTTCTCGAACCGCCGCAAAGTACCGGCGCGGTCGATCACGACCAGCGTTGCTTTAACGTCGTCGGGATTTCGGCACATCTCCGGAAATGCCTCGATTTTGCAGCCGCCCGACACCCAGTTCAGAAGCGCCTGGATGGCCACAGCATCACCGGTCCCGCCGACCAGCAGGTCGCCCTGGCGCCAGATCTTAGTGATGGAGCGACTAAGGTTGCCGTTGGTGGCCTGGCGATCGGCGGCGAGGGTCTTGCCGTCCCACACGATAACGCTCATCGGCCCAGGCTTCCATTGATCTCTTTGCGAACCTGGGACAGCTTCCACTCGCGCTTAGTGCGGACGTAGAGAAACGTCGCCCAGCCGATAATCAGCCACCCGAGAATAGCCGAAAGCACTGCGACGCCACTGGGGCCGTAGTTGCTGCCGACCCAAATGAACCCGCAAACGCCAGGTATAATGATCGCTGCGACTATCGCCACTATAAGCGTGGTAATCGCCCCATCGCCGCTGGGAACAGGTTTGCCATTGTAGCCAATCTTCCACATCATCAGATACTCCTGTTGATTTCGTGCTTGACCCTGGCGAGCCGATTCACGCGCCGATGCCTGAGCCACAAGAAGCCCAGCCACAGCCACGACGAGCCAATCGCGAGGAAGATGCCCTGGATCGGCGTTAGGTGTTTGGCCGCCCAAGCTATGGTCCCGAGTACGAGGATCGCCGCGGGGCCGAGGACGCCAACAATGACCGTGAGGATGATCGTGAAAACAGTGAAGCCGTTCGGCTCCACGCTTCCATCAGGACACTGATCCCACAGGCCCATCAGACCACCTCCTTGAATTTCTCTTTGACAGCCTCGTACCGGGCCCAGTCGCCGATCGACTTGTCGGGGTTGGTCGCCAGAAACTTGACGAGCTCCAGGAGGTCGTCCAGCTGCCCGCGCATACGAGTCATCTCGGTTCGCAACATGTGCATGTCACCGTTGTGAGAGTTGTGCGCCTGCACGAGCTCATGCAGCGTGCGCTGCACCAAGTTCCCATCAAGGTTGGGCGGAGGCGCGGGCTGAAACCACGACGCCGGCGGAGTGAGGTACGACATGTCACTTAACCCGGTTAAGTCGGTTGAAATCAGTCATGATGGCGAGCCTCATCGTTAGCTTCTCCTTCGTACTCGTGAGCCAGATGCTCGCGCATCCAGGCGAAATATGCTCTGGCGTCGGCGTGGTGGAACGCCTCGGCCAGCCGACCCACCGGACACCGACAGAACGTAATCCCCCAGTCGAGGATACATCCGGCGTCGCGGCAGGTTCTGCAGGTCACACCCAGTCCCTTCGTTCTTCCATGCTGCCCCACGCCTTGCCGGCCTTCCCGTCGACCGGGAACGCGATCGGCAGGTCGACGCCCCAGGCCTTCTTGTAGGGCAGGTTAGACAGTGCGCGTTTGATGTGAGCGTACGCCTTGGCCGCGTAGCGATCGGGCACGATCACGTAGATGCCGTCGTGGAGCTCGAAGTAGAACCGTCCCTCGTACAGCGGGAGGATATCCTTGAGCACGAGCAGCGCTAGGTACTTCTGGTCCGCGCCTGATCCTTGGATGGGTGCGTTGATCGCGGTGGACTCGCACTGCCAGGTCCGATCGGGCAGATCGACTTCCATGATGTCGTCTCCGCCCAGGTTCTCAAGCACGGCAAGCCGCGCACCCCAGGTATCGCCGGTGCCGATCTGGATGCGCCGGCCGGCGATCGTCTTGACGTAGCCGTCGATGCGCGCGTCACGGATCTGCTTGTCCCAGTACCGCGGCACACCTGGATATGTTGCCCTGTACGTGGCGTGGATCGCCCGCGCCTGCTTGGCTTCCAGCGGCAGCTGGTAGTTGACCCGCGCCACGCGCATCAGCGCCGCTGGGCCGGTGCGGTACTGGCAGCTGAGGTTGCCGACCTTGCCCATCTGGCGGAGATTCTTGGCGAGCGCGAGGCGGACATCTTGTTCCTCGAGCGCGCGCTTGAGGTCGTCGTACTGCCAGGAGCCGATCTTGGCGCCCATGTAAGCATGCGCGTCCTCGCCGGGGGCGCACATCTCGAGCATGGTCCGATCGCCCGACATGACCGCCATCCAGCGGAACTCCTGGCCGGCGAAGTCGAACTCGAGGAGCGTGTAGCCCGGCGGCGCGAGGATAATGTCCCGGAACTCCTTGGCGCGCTTCCACTGGTGGAGCGCGATGCCCGTCGGCCGCTCCTCCTTGCCCTTGAGAATCTTCGAGCCGTACGTCATGCGGCCGGTGTAGGTCCCGAACACGCGCGCCGAAGGGCGCACCCGTCCGTCGCCGTTGTATGTTAGCGAGTTAGCCGCTCCCAGGGCGAACTTGGTTCGGTTGTTGCGAGCTTCCCGGTACTCGTTGAGCAGTCCCGCTCGCTGATCCGTCGGCGCAAGCTGCGAGAGCGCGTCCCGGTCAGTGGAGCTATTGCCCTTGTCGGTGTACTTCACGACGGGCAGCTTCCACTTGTCGTACAGGAGGGTGCGCAGCTGCACGGTGGAGGCAAGCAACTCGTCGGTGATTTCTTCGTCGGTGTTGAGCTTGAGCTTGACCATCGCGAGCTTCGCGGTTTCCTCGAGCTTGGCCGCGAGCACATCCGCCGCTTCGCCGTCAGCCGCCAGGCCCTCGACGTACGACTCCGCGACCATCGGTAGGCACGCAGCTTCGATCAGCGCGCAGCGGCGCTGATCTGCGTCGAGCTCGCTCCAGAATTTCTGCGTCAGGCGCCACGTGAACAGGGCATCCTTGCGGTTGTATTCCTCGAGGGCCTTGAGCTCCTCGGGATCGTCGGTGTCGAATGAGATATCCTGCTCGTAGCCGGCCTCGTCCGGGTAGAACTCCGTGACCGCCTCCTTGAGGCCGTAGCGCAGCGGCTTGACGCCGTAGGACGGCGGCGACGCGGTCAGGTGCTTCCACAGCAGCATGCCGTCGAGCCACTTGTTAGCATATACCTCGTCGCGCAGCCCGAGCGCGATCAGCCACGCCATATCGAACGCGGTGTTCCACCCGGCAATGGTGATGCCCCGTTTGGCGCACTCGCGCAGCCACGCGCCGAGAGACGCGATCGACCGCACTCGTCGAGCGGTCGGGTCGGGCTCGATTAGGTTCACGCCCTTGGCCCGCGTGGCGCTGGTGGCGCACGCCCACATGGTGATCCAGGCTTCGTCGCTGCGCGCACGGAACGGCTGCAGGGCATAGCCCACATCCGTGCCGCGGGTCTCAACGTCGAAGGAGACGAGCTTCACTTGTCCACTCGCTCCAGAGTGATCTGCCATGAGCCAATCGGCCGATCGAGCCATGTGGCGTCGGTTATTTTAACCGTGACGGACTGGCCCTTGCCGATACCTTGGCGCAGTGCCCAGAGCACAGCCGGGCCGAAGGATTCCTGTCGATCGCGATCGTCGGATATCACTTGACCTCCTCCAACGGCAAACAGCTACTGACGACCCGCCAGTGCCCCTTGCCCTTCTTGGTGCGCAGAACAATGGGCCCGAGCTTCATGCCCTTGGCCTTCATCACGTCGCGATAATCTTTGTACGGCTTAGCCATCGTGAGCTCCCTTCCAACCGAGGGATCGTGCTAACTCAACCACATCCTTGTTAGCAAGTATCCCCAATGTGTCAACAAAATACTGGTCCTTCCCGTGGTTCGCGAGCCCGCGCTCGTCGCCCCACGTGATGCGCCGGTTCGCCATGTCGCCGCTGTCGTAAAGCAGGATATCGCAGCGATGCACCCGGCTGTAATGCCGGCGCAGGTGATGCGCGGCGGCATCGAGATCAGTCATGGTTGGGCCGATGGGTGGGGTCGGACCGATGCGTTTGCGTCCCCGCTTCGCCCGTTTCGGCGTAACGCCGGTCTTCTTGGCCAGCCAGCGCACGGATGTGCCGCTGAGCTGATAGTGCTGCATGAGCTCGCGCACGGTCATGGTCGGCGCCAGGGTGCGCCAGTCTGGCGGTTCGGTGCTCCACCGGCCGGCGGTGCTCGGGAAGTTCGCCAGTGACACGCCCGTCTCCGCGGCCCACCGTCGCAGTGTCGGCGGGGACGTGTGATATTTCTCCTGCAGCCGGCGCATCGACAGGCGCGCTTCGGCGACGTCCTGCGCGAACGTGGGCGGTGGCGGGCGACGTTCGTTGGTGTAGAGGCGGGTATCAGTCATGAGCTTTGGCTTGGAGGCGGTCGCGAGCCGCGTTAAAGCGGTTGACGTCTGCCTCCACCCGAAGCGCGCACGGACTGGTTTTATCGGGGAAGCTGTTGAAAACGTCACAGCCGTAATCCCCCGCCAGTTCAAGCAACTCGATCAACTCCGCATCATCGTCCCCTGTATCGGAGGCTTGGTGCATGGCGTTGGCTAGACGAACGAGCACACGTAGGTCGTCACGCCTGATAGCGACGCGCGAAGGATCAAACGACAGCCGCGCTTGGCTGACAACCAATTCTTCAGCGCGTTCCAGCGCCTCTTTCTCATCTGTCGGCTTGTCGGTCATGCTGATCCTTTCTGGGCGACTTAACCCGGTTAAGTGGCTCATTTAGCTGATCGCCGAGGCGAGCTTGTTCTTGACCGCCGCGCCGTTGAGCACGTCCACGAGATTCGGGTTCAGCGACGGCGTGACCTTCTCGCGCTTCTCGGCGGGGGCGTTGTGGGTAGCGACAATGTAGTCCGGCATCAGGTCGAGCAGCGCCGGCCAAACTTCGACCGCCTGCTTGAGCGTGCGACACTGGCGAAAGATCGACTCCACCGCACCGATCGCCTGGGTCTGTTCTGCCTGCAGGTCGGTGAATTGCTTGCTCGCGTGCGTCAGCTTGTCCGCGTACGGCTGCAGGGTCGGGTGGTCGATGGACATTCCGTAATGCGACGCGCCGAACCTCATCGGCAGGCCGTCGGATATGAAGCTGAGGTTCAGCCCCACAGGACTGCGGACCCCATTGACCGAGGCCAGTGACACAGCCGTCTGGCGGCTTATCCACCCAGCCGGCAAAGCTGCGATGGCCGCTTCGGTTACGCCCTCGGTGTCGAGATGGGCCGCTCGGAAATCCCGCGCCAGCTGCTCGATGTCGAGAGCTTTGAGCGTGCTTTCCGTTAGCTGCTTGCGACGCGTGTCGAAGCCGGCCCGCATCGTACTGGTGACCTGGTAGCACAGGTCGTTCGTCAATCTTACCGTGGCCATTAGTAGTCTCCTCTTACTTAACCCGGTTAAGTGCCGGGGTTAACGGCCTCGCGGGTAGGAGTTCCGCGAGCCCCCGGCGACGGTCGGCCCAGGCGAGAGGGAGGTGAGCTCGCCCGCCGTACTGCTGGTGATACTGCCGCCTCTCGAACCAGCTAGGCGGAGCCGATGGAAAACCTCGCGGGAAAACACCGGCATTGGTACCCCTGCTTATGCAACCTTCTCCAGTGCTTCGACGACCGCGCGGATGGTGAGCTTGTTGTCACACTCGCCGCGCATCACCCGCTCCGCGAGGTCCTTGTCGCCGCTGTCGCTCGCCAGTCCGCTGACGATCTTGCGGGCCTCGAGAACCTCGGGCTTGACGCGCAGCTCGGGGAAGCGCTCGAGCGCCTCGGCCTTCCACTGGCGCAGCCGGGCAAGTTCCTCCTCGGCCGCGGCGAGCTGGCCCTTGAGGCTGGCCAGCTGCTTGCGCGGGGGCGGGGCTTGCGGTGAAGGCGCCGGCACAGCGTGTGCCGTTCCGTTCGCGTGCCCGTTCGCCTTGGCTGGCAAGCGGTAGCTGAACGACTTGCGGGTGCCGAGCTTCGTCTTGATGAGTGTCGGCTCGCGGTCGACCTTGCCCTTCTGCGCCAGGAACGTCAGCGCCGATTTGACAGTGGACGCGTTCACGTTGGGCATCAGCTCGACAATGTCGTTCGCCTCGACGCCGGGCATCTCGGCAACGACCTTGAGCACTTCCTTGCTAACGGACATTGTGGTACCCCGCTTTCACTTCGCAAAGAGCTGAAACCACCGCGCCAGCGAGAACCACGAAAATCCCCGTTAGCCAGTGGTCGGTGAGCGTCGCCGATATAGAGATGCTCAAGTAGCCCATGTCGAAGAGGTTCAAACGTGGCTTGAAAACCCACTTCATCATCGTCTCCTTTGTTAGACAGTCTGCGGCTTCATCATCACGACCTCGCCCCACGGCGCCTCGCTCTGACAGTTACTCACCCACAGCACGGGATACTCGGGTACAGG